AGCGTCGAACGCTAAAAATCGATTTCCACAGTCGAACGGCTGTTTTTTTCCACGGTTCAAAAAGGAGGCTCGGACGTGGCAAGCCTGGTGAAAGCCGTAAAAGACGGCGATAAGACGAAGATATACACTGAACTGGCCATCATCGTCGCGGAGACGATCGAGGAAACGGACAGCGGACGAGATATCGCCGCGCTGGTCATCAAGCTGACCGATCTGGTCAACAGCCCGTACTTCCCGTCGAAGGTGGACGGCGATGGCAAATCGCGCATAGTCGCTCTGAAGGAGCTGCAGCGTGCGGCGAACGGGTAGGCAGCGACCGACGTTCGAGGTCGTTGGCGGCTACGATTTCAGCTTCGGCGAGAATGCCGTGGATGCGTTCGAGCAAGAAGCAGGCGCGACGTTCGATGATGCCCAGAAGTACCAGATGGAGCTGTTCCTTGCGCGCAAGCGCCACGGGAACCAGGTTCTGTTCGCTGCGATGACGATAGGCGTCTCGGAACCGCGCCAGAACGGCAAGAGCTACTCTGCCAGATGGTATGCGGTGGACATGGGGCTCGCAGGGATGCGGGTGCTGTACAGCGCGCACCATTCCGGCACAGTCGCGAAGATGTTTAAGGAATTGTGCAGCTACTTCGAGGATGCTGACAGGCATCCAGAGATAGCCGCCGAGGTAGTCCATATATCGAGAGCCAGGGGTTACGAGAGCATCGAGCTGGACGGCGGCGGCTGCATCGACTTCCACACGCGGACGAACGCAGGCGGTCGAGGCGGCACGTACGACATCATCATCGTGGACGAGGCGCAGGAGCTGACATACGACCAATTGGATGCATTGCTTCCAACTATGTCGGCATCGGGTCACGAGCCGCAGATCATCTACATCGGCACGCCGCCAGGGCCAGCATGCCTCGGAACGGTGTTCCAGGACATGCACGACAAGGCGCACAGCGGCGATCCAGGCTTTGCGTGGTGGCTCGAATGGTCTGTCCAGGCTGACGGCATCGACGGCATAGACGTGAGCGACAAAGACCTATGGTATGAGACGAATCCTGCGCTCGGCACGCGCATCATGGAGCGCACCGTTCAGAACGAATGCGACACGATGCGCCCGGACGGGTTCGCGCGCGAACGCCTGGGCTGGTGGTCTCCCACCGCTGGGAAGGTGGCGATGGCGCTGCCGAAGAAGGCATGGGACGCATTGTCCACCGACGCGCCGCCGAGCGACGGCAAGCTGGCCTACGGCGTGCGGTTCAGCGCGGACGGCTCCGACGTGAGCCTGTGCGTGGCGCTGAGGCACGAGGGCGGCGTCCACGTCGAGCAGGTGCGCCGCGAGAACATGTCGGCTGGCCTGACATGGCTGGCAGAGTTCATAGCCGAGCGCAAGGACAGGGCGTGCGTGTGCGTCATCGACGGGAAGTCTGGCGTCCAGGCCCTGGTGGACAGGCTGGAGCGGATGCCGAAGGGATACATACACGTGGCGAGCGCGGCGGATGCGACCGCTGCCGCAGCCACGATGCTGGATATGGTCAACGAGGGGCGGCTGTCGTGGTTCGGCGAGCAGGCCGACCTGCGCGACAGCGCGGTCACATCGACTAGAAGGAACATCGGGAACGGCGGTTCCTGGGGATTCGGAGGCGAGAATCCCACACCCGCAGCGGCGGCAAGCCTCGCCGTATGGGGGGTCATGACAGCGCGGAGGGACCCGCGCAGGAAGGGTTTAGTGGGATGATCATAACGACGATGGGCGACATATCCCAAGCGGCCGGGCTGTCCAAGGATGCATCCGCGACAGCAGCGCAGCTTTCGGACGTGCTGACCCGCAACCTGGTGCGCAACCAGACGCGCCGCCTGTACTTCGAGGGCAAGGTGCGCCCGAAGACGCTGGGGATAAGCATTCCCGACAACGTGCGCCTCGATGTCTCGTGCTGCTGGCCCGAGAAGGCTGTCACTTCGCTGGCGAACCGCTCCAACTTCGACGGATACGTCGGCAGCGACGCGCAGACCGCCATGGAGGTCGTGGACAGGACGCGGCTCATCGCGAAGTACGCGAGGGCGCTGCCGTCCGAGCTTATCCACGGCTGCACGTTCGCCACGCTCACGAAGCGCAGCGGCAAGGCGCAGATAAACTTCCACAGCGCGGAGACCGCGGCAGGCATCTATGACGAGGATGCCGACATGATAAGCGCGGGTCTGGCGATAGTGGACGGCGAGCGTACCGACCTATGCGAGTTCACGCCGACGCTCATCAACCTGTACCTGCAGGATGAGACGTGGGTCTTGCGGCGCAGCAGCGACGATTGGTCCGCTGAGCGGCACCCGCACGACATGGGACGCCCGATGATAGAGCCGCTCATCTACCGCGGCGATACGCTGAAGCCGTTCGGGCGAAGCCGCATCACGCGGCCCGTCATGTCGCTCACCGATGACTACCTGCGCGAGATGGAGCGCATCGAGGTGTCGGCCGAGTTCTACACGAACCCGCAGCGATGGGTCGCGGGACTCTCCGATGACCAGCTCCAGGCTCTCGTGTCCGACAAGTGGAAGTACGTGATCGGCTCGATAATGGGCTTCACCGAGAACCCGCAGACGGGCGCAGCGCCCACGGTCGGGCAGTTCGCGCAGATGTCCATGGGGCCGCACATCGACTACATCAACTCGCTGGCGAACCAGTTCAGCGGCGTCACGAGCATCCCTGTGAGCGACCTGGGCGTCGTGCAGTCCACCTACGTCAGCGCCGAGGCCGTGCAGACGGCGGCGGCGAACCTATGCATCGAAGCCGAATCGCTGAACATGGACAACCAGGCGCACCTGGACACCATCATGGCGATGGCCCTGGCGGTGGACAGCGGCGAGAGCCTGGAAACCACGTCGCAGCTCGATTTCACGGCGCACTTCCGCGACCCGCGCAAGCCGTCGCTGGTGGCGCAGGCCGACGCGATGCTGAAGGCGATCCAGGCGGTGCCGAAGCTGGCCGAGTCCGATTACGCGCTGGAGCAGCTCGGCATCACGCAGGCAGACATAATCCGCATCAACCAGGACGCCGAGCGCGCCGCAGGCGTGGGCAACCTGGTCGATTTCGAGATGGAAGAGGAATAGAATGGCGCGCCGCGTTTCGCAGAAGGCATGGGATACGTACACCAAGCGGCTCGAAGCGCAGCGCATGGAAGCCTACGACGTGGCCTACGCATGGGTCATGAAGCACGGGCTCGGCGGCGGCATGTCAACCAAGGCGCTCGTCCGCATGATGGTGGAGGACGCTATCTACAACGGGCGAGCGACGGCTGCGCTGGCTGCTGCGTACTTCGACCAGGTTGCAATCGCCGAGGAAGCGGATGTCGTGAAGGCGGTCGCTGTCAACGACCCGACGGATGTCAGGGTGCGCCGCATGAGCATCGCGGCGAACAGGGCGAAGCCGAAGTGGATAGCCGGTGATAGGGAAGGCTACGCCAGAGCGATCGCATCGGCGGTCGCAGCGGACGTTAAGCGGCAGGCAACCAACACGATAATGCTCAACGCGCAGAAGAACGGCGCGGAGTACGCCTGGATACCTGGCGGCAACGAGACATGCGCGTTCTGCATCGCGATAGCGTCCGCAGGATGGCAGCCAGCCAGGAAAGCGACCGCGATGGGCATGCATGCCGACCATATCCACGACAACTGCAAGTGCGAGTTCGCCATCAGATTCGATGAATCGACCAAGTACGACGGATACGACCCGCAGAAATACGCCGACATATACGACGAAGCCGACGGACGCAGCAGCCAGGCGAAGATAAACAGCATCAGGCGCGAGCAGTACGCCGAGAACAAGGACAAGATAAACGAGCAGCACCGCGAACGCTACGCGGCGATGGACGGCTACCGCAAAGACGAGGACGAATAGCATGCGCATTCTCATCGAGGTTCCGACGTACGACGGGCGAATCTCCCAGGCAACGTCCGAGTCGCTCTGGCGGCTGGACAAGTGCGGCCATCAGGTGGACTACAAGCCGCGGCAGGGATACGGATGCGCCATGGCGCGCAACCGCATCGCAGCCGACGCGCTGAACGCGCGCTACGACTTCGTGATGATGGTGGACAACGACATCGCGCTGCCGAGCGACGCGCTGGGCAACCTGCTGGAGCATGGGGCCGATTTCGCGATGGGGTACTACCTCAACCGCTACGCGCGCGGCGAGAGCAGATACACGACGCTGTACAAGCTCGGGCTCGGCTGGCGCATGTACGAGGACGTGGAGCTGTCCGCTCTGCGAAACGACGGACGATACGCAATCGAGGTGAAGGGCGGCGGCATGGG